TACACCTTTATTAGTAACAGGGTATTTAAAATATATACGTAATAATGGTACCCCATTAACCGAATCTAAATATTTAACATCCTTTAAGTATTCTAATTTAATTAAATGTTCTTGTGGTATTGTTAGAATTAATTTATCATAATATAATCTATTCTTTTTATCAGTTTTAATATAACTATCCTCTATAACTTCTAAACCTTCTGATAATTTTAATGTTACATTACTATATGTTTTTAAGTTATCTACTAAAGCATTTATTAATTTAGATAAACCCTCTTTAAAAATATAATATTCTGTATCACCTTGAAAAAGATCCTTCTTAAACATTTCTAATCCAGCTTTAGCATTTAGAACCATGAACTCACTATCGTATCCAAATGCTTCTTTAATCGATACAGCAGTATCATAATCAAATACATCTATCATTAATTGAAACAATAAGATATTTTCTAAATAATCTTTCTTTAATCCTTTACTTCTTAACATCAATTCTTTTAATAAATTATCAACATTTATTGAACTTCTCTTATTGTGAATAATTACATCTATATCTTCAGATAATTTAACTAATTTATTTTTTAATCCTAATTCATGAATCAATGTCATTAATTTATGATGTTTATTACTTAACCTTGCTGCTGCACATTCATAATGATAATCTGTCTTATATATTGTATGAACTCTTCCGCCAAACGCCTTTTCCTTCTCAATAAGTAGTATGTCTTGTTTAGTATCTTTTAACTTGTATGCTAAAAATAAACCAGATATGCCACCACCAACTATTATTGTATCATATGTCTCTCCTAAAAAAAAAGACATGACCATTTATATTATATTATATTATTAAATTTATTTATTTCCTTATATTTTTAGTCTTTTCTTTGTTTTAAGTTTTCTTTTAGTGTTTGAACCACCTTTTGTAATTTTTTCTGGTGCTGGTTGTAGTTGTAGTTTATCATATACTTTTTTAACTGATTGTGATAGTGTAAATTTTAAACCATCTAATACATCAGTATGTGTATATTGTTTAATAACATTACTTGATGAATCCGGTGGAGGGTTATTACACTTATTATTTCGTTCAGTTTTCATTAAATCATCCATAGACACAAGTATCACTGTTTCTACATTCTCATATGTGGAACAAGGAATTAGATTTTGATGAAAATTTAATCGGCTCATATTTTTTTTCGGTTTTGTTTCCAATTTTGTTTCTGATTTGTGCGCATCTGCACAATCTGTTTGATTGTATGACCACATATCTCCATTAGATGAATTTTTCCACTGTTTCCTATTTTCAAATGTCGCTTTTCCCACTTGGTCACCTGTTATTTCACCTAAATTCGCTCTAACATGGAACTTTGTTAATCCTTTTAATTTATCATTCATCTCAACCACCCCATCATACAGCGAAGGTGAATTGTAAAATTGATCCCACCCCGGGGGGACCATTTGTTGTCCTTTATATTTCATCAATAATACACCATTAAATAATGCTGCTGTATGAAATGTTCTTTTTAACATAGATACATATGTTTCTAAATTATGCGATAATTTATCTATATCTGTATATCCTACACCCATTAAATAAGAAAATAAATTAAGAGCAGTTCTTTCTACAGATTCAATTCCATCGGGAGTTAAATCACTATCTTGTATGTATCCTCTATCTGTAGTTGTAGCTTTATGATACAAATATCCAAGTCCAGCAGCCACCGGTATGGCCGCCACCGTTCCCACACCCACAGCCGCAGCCGCCACCGGTATGGCCGCCACCCCTAAACCCGTCGAGACGCCCACCGTATTCATAGCCACGCCCACACCTGTTGCTACCGGCGCCGCCACTCTCACAAGTCCGGCCGCCGCTTCTGCTAATCTGTCAAGTTTCTTCCCCACACCCGCCTGATTATCATTTCCCAATCTATTCTCATCATTTTTTTTTGCCTCTTCCGTAATAGTTTTCACTCTTTTTTTATTTTTTTTTATACTCACATTATGTTCGGCCTCACCATGTCTAATTAACATAACTCTTGTATATATATTACGTCCTATCATATCTAAAATTACTTTAGGAATTACTTTATGTATATCATTTTCACGTATTGATATTACCTGGGTGGCAAACTCTTGACAAATTTTAAGGTTATCATGAGTATCTTTTTCTGAACATAATCTTTTTTTTCCACCTTTATCGAATATATTTCCTGATAGAGCTAATTTTACTATAAGATTATAACCATCACTATCTGATTTCTTATTAAATAATAACTCAACTACACAATTATTATAAAATTTACCTTGCTTATCTACTTTTATTACTAATTGTTCGATAGCATCAGAGTTTCCTAAAAACAACGAGTATAAAATACACATAATTCTACCAGAATGAGTATATACTAATCTTAAAGGACGTAATACTTCTTCTTCTAATGTATCTATGAGTACCCGATCCTTTTCTAGTTGTGTAAGCGCGTGCTGGTCTGTCAATTCACTTGTTAATTCTTCTAGTGTTGTATTATTGAAGTTACTTCTTTGTTTTCTTTGTTTTTTTTCTTTTCTTCGGTCATACCAGGCCTTTACCCACCCCCCTGATTGTTTCTTAGTTTTTTTATTATATCTTTTCACATTTTTTTTCCTAACATTCTTCTTTAATGTTTTATTTACCTTTTTTTGTGTCTTCTTTAAATTACGTTTTCTAACCATTATTATATTACATAGATTATTAAATTAAATTAAATTAAATTAACATAAATAAATTTGAATTTTTAAATATTAATATTAATAAGAATATGGATATATTAGAATCTGTTAAAGAAATTTTTAATGAAAATATTGATAATTCAGATAAAATAATTGATCTAATTGAAACACAAATTGTTACTAAATATTTAGATAAAAAAAATAATGCTGAAGTTCCTACACCTAAATCCATAAGAATAAACCTACTGAAAATACATAATCCTTTTTGGGAATCTCCAAGAAAAACATTCGAACCATCATGTGGCAAAGGTATATTAATCATTGAAATAATAAAAAAATTTATGAATGGATTAAAATTTAAAATAGCCGATCCTAATGAAAGATATAAATTTATAGTTGAAGAATGTATATATTGGGCGGATATCAATGAAGAAAATATTAATATATGTAAAATATTAATTGATCCTTTTAATAAATATAATTTAAAATATCATATAGGAAATACATTAGATTTAAATATTACAGATAAATGGAATATTAATAGTTTTGATGCTGTTATTGGTAATCCACCTTTTCATAAAATAGTGACTGATAAAAAAAACATTTCTATTTGGCATTTATTCGTTTATAAAATGTTTGAATTATTATCATATGAAGGATATTTATGTTTTATAACTCCAACCGGATGGAGAAGCCCTCAAGGAAATTACAGAAAAGTATATGATTTAATAAAGGATCATAAATTAATATATCTAAATACGAATGATTTAGAATCAGGACATAGAGATTTTAAAGTTGCTATATGTTATGACTATTATATTGTTCAAAATATAAATGATAATTCTTATAAAACTGAAATAAATGATATAAAAGGAAACAAATTCAAAATCAATCTCAATAATTGGAATTTTATCCCTTCAGGTATGTTTAACATATTTGAGAAATTAGTTGCAACCGATAATGAAGAAACAGTCCAAATATTACAAGATTATTCATCATATGATTCAAGAACATTATCAAAAACTCAAACAGATGAATATAAGTATCCTATATCATATACAATAACTAAAAAAAAAGGAATGAATAAATTATATAGCAAAACATATAAAAATAATCATTTCGTATCAAAAGTCATCTGGTCAAATGGTATTGGAACATATCCTATAGTAGATGAAGAAGGGCATTATGGATGTAGCCAATTTAGCTATGCTATAATAGATAAGATAGAAAATTTAGAAAAAATCAAAAAATGTATGGATACAGATATATTCATTAATCTAATGAAATATGTTAAATTCACAAATGATAAATATAATTTTAAAACAATAGGTCTTTTCAAGAAACACTTTTATGATCTTATTTGATTGTATTTTAAATTTGATTATTTAAGCTTATTATCATATTATTGATTAAATGATAGTTAAAAATATCATTGTAAGCGGTGAATTAAAGTTTATCCATATATACTATCATGAAGACGAGTTAGAAGGTCTGTTAAAAAAATTTGATGGATATATTTATGAACTACATAAATTCAAACGAGGAAATATTATTTCTTTGAGTATGTCCTATATCGATGATAAATATCGGAATTATTATGTTCTTAAAATAAATGAAAAAGAAAAAAATCCTAGCAAATCGCGGAATATTGAACAAGCTATATTTAATGATGTTATTATTTCAGCAAAAGAAAAAGGTATTGTAAGAAAGTGGAGTAATCCCGAGTTTAAAAAGATGTATTGTGATAAGGTGGAAGGATATTATGGAAAATGCAATCCACATTCATTATTATTGAAATGTATAAAAGGACAAAAAGAAAAAGAAGAAACAAAAAATATATGGGATAAGGGTTCATATGAAGAAATATCTAAATTAGAATCAAACAATGTAGGGGTTGTAGGAGAAACATATCTACAAGGATTATGTGATATTTCATCAATACCAGGTAAAATAAATGGTGTTAATACTAAACAAATTGGTGGAGGTTCGGGAGATGGGTTTATAAAAAATAGTGATAACACTGTTGAAGTAAAAACAGCTAGATTAGGTAATGGAGGATCAACTAGTTTCCAACATGAACTGGGTGAATATCCGTGGAAGGCAAAATATATGTGTTTTATAGATATTTGTCCTGATTGTGTATATATCACTATATTTAATAATTTTGATGAAGAATTCTATAAAAAATCTGGTAAAGATAAATCAATTAAATGTGTCCCATATTTTCCTACAAAAACTATTACTCAACGTAAAGGTGGTTTTAATTTTAAACTAGATACGACACCCACTATTAATGAAAATAATGTTAAAAATAGAAGGTCTATGAAATTTATGAAAGACAGTTGTAATGGTAATTTTAAATATTATATTGATAGTATTATTCAATAGTTAATAAAGCATCAGATATTTTAGACATCCTTAAATTGTAAGCTGAATTTGTTGATAAGAAAGAAATATTAGTCCAATCCATATTTTTAGATTTATTTATATACATTTTTTTATTATTATTAAATACTAAACCATACCCTCTCAGTTTTGGTAAATCTGTAAATTTATCATATGCCTTCATGTTTTCTTTACCAAAACATGTTGATGGTATATATATATCGCATTCATAAAGCATTTTCTTATTGCGAGTGGAACCAGATGTCCCTCCATCAGATAATGAATATATTTTAAAATCATTTTCATTATTTTTAATATTTTTAATTATATATTCTTGATTTATTATTGTTTTAGACCATATTTGCATTATAACATTTACTTTCATTTCTTTACCACTTGGATCATAGAAACATGTATCAATATTTTCTGAATATATTAGATTATAATTTATTACTCTTTTCATAGGTGATCCTCTTCCATCGCTTTCAAATAGTGGAGGCAGAAGGAAACATAAATGTTCTGAAAATAAAGAAGAATGATTTATAAACCTTAATGCTAGGTTACCTCTTAATCCAAATGGAGGATTCCCAATAGTAATATATTTATTATTATTATCAGATGGTAACCATTTTAAGAAATCATGTTTTAATATTTTATCATCACGGGGTTCAATATCTAAATTAATAGAATTTTCAGGTAATATTTTGGTAAAAGCACCATCACCTGCTGATGGTTCAATATATATATAATTATCTAAATCAATATTATATTTGTTCATAATACACATAAATTTATTATAACAATATTTACTAATATGTGATGGTGTGAAAAATTGATCTTTTTCTTTATATGAAAATTTAGTATAGTCAATATTTTTATTATCTATTAATTTAATAATATCAAATTGATATGATTTAGGTACTTTTCTATTATCTATCCACCTTTGAACCGTCCCAATTGCTACATTTAACTCAATGGATATATATTTTATATTATGTGTTTCTATTAAGCACAATATATTATTTAATAATTCACTATTAGTAATATTTTCAATATTATCTAAATCTATATCCTTTTCCCCATTAACACATTTATCTATCTCTTCATATATATCTTTTTCTTTATTAATGTTCTTAAAACGATTAATTAAATCTTTCATTTCTTTATCATCATTTTCAATATTTGAAATAATACTATCTAATACATTTTCAACTTCCTTTTTATCAATATCTTCTTCTTCTACATCTTTTTCATTTCCTTCATTACTTTCCTCTAGTTCACTATTATTCATTTCTAATGGTTCAGGTGATTCAGAACCTTCGATATCACACGATAATATTTCATCAATTGAATTAGAATTAGAATTATCAGATAAAGTATCAGAATTATTAGTATTAACAGATTCTTTATCTGATATAACTTCAGATTCAGAGGAATATACCATTTCATCTATTGTTTCATTATTTTCATAACTTTCTTCATCGCTTAATTCATCTTCACCTTCTATATATTTTATTTTTATCATATCTTCTTTTTTAACTTGTCCATCATCCTTTAATATGTTTATATTATTATCATTATTTTTTACATCATTCAATAATTTTCCTATATATGTTCCTTTACGATATCTAATTGTAACTTTAGTTCCTTTAGTTAATTTTTGTAAATCTGAGTCTTTAAAGTTAGTAGTTGTTACAAATGATAAAATTTTTTGCAGAGTTCTGTTTGAGGACCAGTCTTACGATCTAGCTTATGGAAAATCAGCCTTAGACGACTTTGCAATACTTGCATCATCCAGGAATCTCTATTTATCTAATTCAACTTTTGCATTTTGGGCTGCTCTAATAGCTATAAGG